ATATGCTAATAATAAAAGTAGACAAAGGTGGTATTGAGAAAGCGATAAAGAAATTGCGTAGAAAAGTAAGAAACGTAAAACAAATCAATAAACTCAGAGAGAATAAACAATTCACTAAACCATCCGTAAAAAAAAGACTACAAAAACAAAAGGCGGTGTATATACAGAAACTGAACGACGAAAACGAGCAATAAAAAATCCCCATTTGAGACTTTGATGTATCAAAAACAGGGATTTACACCTCTAAGGTAGCTGCCGTAAAGGAATATTATTCTGACAAGTTACTTAATAACTCTTCTAATCTGTATAAGTTATACTTACTTTGATTCATTTCATTAATCTCAGTCTTAACCTCAATAGACTTAGATTTAAACTCTTCGTCTGATTCTACTATTGAACCTAACTTTTCGTTGATACTTTCAGTCAATTCAGTAAACTTACTTTCTAAATCTTCTTGGTTAAGGGATAATATGTTTTTTAATCTAGTTTTATCTTCTTCATTCAACGTCTTATCAAAACTAACATTAAAGTTATTTACTAAGACTGAATTTAATAATGATTCATTTACACCTTGATCTACAGTAAGTAATTCATTAGTTTTATTTTTTGTCAAATGTTCAACTAAATATTTTTTAGCAATAACCTTATCAGATATATTACTTAAATTATCGGGAGTGGATAAAGAATCAATACTTTCATATAATTCGTTACTTGTAGATTCAACATTAGATAAGTCTTCACTTAATTTATTTAAATCGGTTTGTATGTTAGAACTTTTTTCTTTTAATATTCTTGATAGTTCTTCTACATATAATGTTGCAGTCTCCTTATCTTCAAAAGTTTTACCCTCCAATTCTTCATATAATGAATACATCTCCTTGAGTGTATCATTCTTAGTTATAGGTTTAAAATATGTATTAAGATTATTCTTAAAATTCTTTTTACCGTATGATTCAGTCAATTTAACTAAAATCTTATTTTTAATGTTCCCGAATGTTGCCATAATTAGTCGTTTAATATGTCTTTGATTTTATTCTCTACTTCATAAATATTCTGTTGTGCTTTATTAACATCAAAAAGATCATCAAAATCTTGTGATTCGTCACCTAACATACTTAATATTTTAGATTTCTTCGATTTTTTAGTTCCCTCACTTAAAGGTTCTTCACCACCCATGTCTCCTGCGGGTGGAGGTGGTGCACCTCCCATGTCGCCCATATCGTCTCCACCAGCGGGTGAAGAAGTGTCCATAGATTGTCTTTCCTCTTCAGGTATTCCGTACTTTTTATCTACTTCATCAAATACTCCCGTTCTCTTAATGATATTAGGTGTAGCACCTAACTCACCACCAAGTGCACGTTCAAGTCTTTGTTGTTGTAAATCTAATACTACGTCGTTATCACTCATACCTAAGATATTTTTCTTAGCCCATGTATGTGAAACAGGTTGTATACCGATCTGAGACTGATCCGATGTAGCATCTTTATATAATGTTATCTTTTCTTTCCACTGTTCTACTTTTAATAAATCAGATTGTGCGGAAGGATTGGTTAGGGATAATGTAAAATTATCTAACTCGTCTTCTAAACCTAATAAGTATAAGTGTACTAACGCAATTTTATTTAATTCTTGTATTAGTGATTTCTGTATCCTGTTAATAGTTCTTGCAAAACGAATATCCATTAACGCTAAAGTTTTCCCATCACCAACAATTTCTTCAAAACCTAAAAACGCCTTAGGTATTCTAAGTGCCGCCAACATCTTCTTTTGAATGTATTCAATGTCTGCGATCTCACCTAAGTTTTGTGCCCCTGGTAATGTTTCAATAGGTGATGTTTGACCTGGATCTCTAACAGGAATAAAGTAATCTTGATCCACAGCCATTTGATTGTATCTCATATCAACCTGACCATTCTGAGGATCTACTACTTGATCTCGTTTAAATTTGTTCGCCACACGTTGTACATACGCCTCAATATCTTTATCATCCATATTACCAACAAAGACTTTAAATACTCTTCTTTCAGGTGCCCTTGATGTTCTATAAATTAACATTGCATCTTCCGCAAGTAATAATTGTTTCCATATACGTCTTACTTTATCTAACATGGACGTACCGTAAGGTAGTTTTCTATCATCACCTAGTAATCTAAAATGAGCAACCTCCCATGCTTGGAATTCCATGTCTTTGTTCTTCCACGCAAATCTTAACTCTCTACTTGGCATTGTGACGTTTGATGACGGTTCCGCCTTATGAACGTTGGATGCCGCACCTTCGTGTCTCTCGATTTCAATGTTAGGTAATTGTTGGCAACCTACAACCCCTCTTTCAGGATCTATTTTTAAATAAACGAAGTTATCTCCGTACTTACCTAATCCTCTACACCACATTTGTAAGTTAGTGTTCACATCTAAGATGTTCTCAAAAAGATCTGTAAGTATGTTTTTAACTCTTTTTGATTCTGAATAAATTGTAAGTATGTCTCCCTTTTCAGAAAGTGTCGTTGATTCTTCTGAATATATATCCAATGCTGCGGATATCTCAGGGGTAAATTCCATAGATTCATAATCGTAATATGCCGCCAATCTGTTAGGTTCATAGTAAACTGATTGATTATATAACGATTGATCTAATTTAGACCACTTATCCGCAATATATTGAGATTGTTGTTGTTGAAGAAGTGATTTTTCATAATCTTCCTTACTATCTGTTTTTAACAGAGTATCCCTATCAAACTTGTATTGTGGTGGTGTAGAAGGTTGGTCAGCCGTAAAACCGAAAACCTTTGTTAACCTTTGATACACCGTCATATTTTGTTTTGCCATATTAATAAATATTAGTCTTTATAATATACGTATTTTTTTTCACTTTATAAACCTGTTTAATTATCTATATCCTCTTTTACTAAATAACCAACTATGTTCCATGTACTGATCTTTACTAACATTTTGGTTAGATGGGTTATAAGGTTGTCCATCTGTGGTCATTCCACCCACCGCATCAAATGCAGTACCGTGAGAATAAAATGATTTTTTAGTTTCGTATGTCCTCTCTGTTAATAACCAAGAATCTAACATTGCCTTATTAGCACTATCACTTCTTTTTAATTGTGTAAAACATATGTCACCCACGTACATGGCAATTGCCATCGCCATAATTGCATCATCATGAGACCCTTTCATATGGTTAGGTCTACCATTAATATAAACAAACGTATTTAATTCATTTAACAGTCTTGAGGATCTAACCATAAATCCATGTCTAAGTTTCTCCTCAAAGGTTGCAACGATCTGTGTTCGTTTATTATTAAAGTTTATACCCGGTATCTTTTCTTGTGCCTTTTTGTTGTATTGCCAAATATTATTAGAATTAACCCCATCAATATATTGGTCCTTATAACCCATTTCTTGTAGTTTACGAGATGTTGCAATACCCATACCTCCCGTAATATCCGTCGCTACGAACGCCTTATATAATGTACCCCATTTATAGACAATGGATGCTAAATCATCGGGTGGTATCATACCAACGTATTCTGCAACTTGTTCGTTTTCATCAAAGTCAATAACACATATAGATGATGAATCGGCACTATCTCCTCGAGATACGTCGACACCCATTATATATCTATGACCCTCAACAGGTTCTTTCCATAACCAAAAGGTACCCTGCATGTATTTTTCCATGGGGTCTTTTATCATGGTCTTTCTTATTCTGTCTTGTATTGTACTTGGGATAACACCATCACCAGAACCGAGGAAGTCGCACTCCAATTCTTGTGCGATTTTTCTTTTGTCATACTTGAATTTTTTTGCCATATTCTCAAACCAATGAGAGTACGGTTTGTATCCTTGTTCGAGTAATTCTTCATATCCTTCCCAACCCTGTTCTAAAATTATCTCATCATCATTATATTGTTCTCTATTTAACATATAATGAATAATATCATCCACTTTAATCCATTTTAAATCACTTGCATATCTCGGATCTTTAAACCACCTTAAATCGGTTATTTTAAAGTCATTCATACCTCTTAACGCCTGATCATATACTCCATAATAAATTGGGTCATGTCCGTTAGGTGTAGAGATAAGAATTACCTTACCACCCGTGGATAAGGATGCCATACACGCCGCCCAAAAATCTTCTCCCGCCTCAATATATGCTGCCTCATCAAAAACTAGTACTGTTGGTGTGTAACCACGTAGTGCATCCGCAGAAGTTGCAACCGCCTTAACCTCACACCCATTATTCATTCTATATCTACTTTCTGAATTCTTGTCTGCCGAAAAACCAACATTAATCCACTCTGGCCACTGATCTAAGAAACCTCTAACCTTGTTCGCCATTTCGATTGCAGTATCTCTTTTGTTGGCAATAATTAGAATTCTCTCAGGTTCATCTGGTTTTGACATTTGAATCCTTTTAGATAACCAAGCAGCAGTTACTGTGGATACACCTGCCTGTCTATACTTACGAGTTATATTTTCATTATAATTGTCGTAGTCGTTTATTAGTTCAATTTGGTCAGGGAATAACTCCAATGGTACGTATTTCTTTTTTGTGTTGTCGTACGTAGTTAAATAAGTTTTAAGGGCATACGGAGTATCTTTCATGATCTTCGCATATTCTTTTAACTGTATGAGTTTATGTTTATCCATATCCTATAAATACAAAAAAAGTGGTCTATTGACCACTTTCTTATAATCTGTGTTATTTAATTGTCGTCTTCAGGGGAAAATGTAATCCCTAATGACCCTAAGAATCCTCCGAGACCATCGTCATCGTCATCATCTTTTTCTCTATTATATTGGTCCTCTTCGTAATCTTCATTTTGTAAATCTTGAATAATCTGATCTACCATGTTACCTAAAATACTTTTACCCATCGCCGAACCTCTCATTATCTCTTTAGCAACTCTGAAAAATTCTTCAGCGTCTAATTGAGAAAATCTTGAGAAAAGATAATTTTGGATGTGTGTCATATCTTCTTGATTTAACCTATCAGGATATGAAGATCTAAATTTCTCCCAAATAATTGGTCCTAATCTTAAATCCCAAATTTCTGAAGGTAAAGTGTCAGTTTTATTCATCACCATCTCTGCAGATCTTGGATCGTCAGGTAAACCTTGTGTACCCATAATTTCCATCACCCCTTTTATTACTTCGTGAATCAATGCAGGGAAAAATACCGCTCTTGCGATAATTGTAGGAGGATCTGTTTCTGTATCTATTTCTTCTTTTCCGGCTTGTTGTCCATCACCCATACCCATTTCCATCATTTCATCAGGTAGTACCCAATAAAGTAAATCGTTGACCGACATTAAAACACCATATTGGTTTACGATGTTTGGGTCTCTTTGAGTTAATTCGTCAGCTACCAATTCAAACATATAGTGACCTTTCTTGGATGCTCCTTGGATTAATGCATTTATAAATCTTCTTTTCGCGGTTTCTTGATCAAATTTCTCCATTGCATCCATAAAGTCTTCTAAACCATCTTCAGCCTCTTCAGGTTTTACACCAAATTGTTGTTCTACTTCTTCTTCACTTGGATCTTCTGATTCCTTAGAAAAACCTTCTGAATCTATACCACCTATACCAACTAATTTCGCATCGAATTGTAGTGTGTCTTCAGGTAGTGACATTTCTTTCTTAACAAGTTCTA